TCACATACCGACTCTTCCCGCGCATCGGACTCGACCCGACCCGGTACAGCTTCGAGTTTGATTCAGTCGATGTCGCCGACAAGGAGTTCGAGCGCATCGCAGCCGAGACAGCATTCGGCAAGGGCGCAATCACGATGGACGAGTACCGCGACCGCATCGGCTTCGAGCCCGAAGCAGGTGGCAACGGTGCGGTGTACTTCGTACCGATGGGCTCGACTGTTACCGAGAACCCGGAAACTGGGATGGCTCCGATGGCAGCGGGTGAGATCGCTCCAGCCTTCGAGGACGTGCCGACCATCGCACCCGATGTCGATGCAGCAAGAGGCGAAGCCAAGGTTGGCGAGAGCATCGCACCAGAGACAGTTCTCAACGGAGCGCAGGTCACATCACTGATTCAAGTCGTCACTGCGATGATGACCGGCGCGCTGCCATACGCATCGGCGTTGGAGATCATTCAGTCCGCGTTCGGCATGTCGATTGAGAAGGCGCAGCGCATCCTCGGACCAGAGAGCAACGCCGGGATCAACAAGCCTGAAGTCACAGCCGCAGCCGTGGGCCGCGCACTTGAAGCCGTCGAAGTAGAGACAGAGATCAAAGCAGACGACCGCGAGTTATCAGACCCGAGTGATGAGCAGATCGAGATTGCCGCGCTTCGCTTCCTGCACTCACAAGAAGATGGCGAGCGTCGAATGAAGGGCAGACTCCGAGCCGTCTTCACGAAGATGTCGAAGGCTGTTGTTGCCGCTGCCAAGGGCGAGCGAGCAATGAGTCAAGGCGTAAAGACACGCGCATCAGCAACCGGAGATGATTCGAGTATCGGGGCAGATCGTTACCAGTTGCTCGATGCAGTGATCGACGGTTTTAACGATGAGCTTGCAGCGATCATCGAAGAAGAGGCGCTGACGCAGTTTGCCTCTGGACACGAAGCATTCGCATCGGAGATTGCTGGCAAGGTGGCACCCGAGTTGCTCATCGACTTCAACATGATCTCAGACGCAACGAAGGACTGGGCGAAGAAGCACGCCGGGAAGCAGATCACCAACATCGGCGACACAACAAAGCAGAAGGTGCGGCGTGTACTCGATGAGTCGATGGAGGCCAATGAGAGCATCGACCAACTCGCCAATCGACTGCGTGATGACTTCAACAAGTTCAAAGGCATCAGAGCGGAGACGATTGCTCGCACCGAGACGGCTGGCTCATACAACGCAGGCAAGTTCAACAACAGCGAAGTCTTTGCCGACGAGAACCCAGACCTCGACGTTCTGAAGACATGGGTGCCGACGCAGGACAACCGCACCCGCGAGCATCACAAAGCCGAGAACATCAAGAACCAGACCGGAGACACGAAGAGAACAGTCTTGCAGAATCAACCGTTCCTTGTGAATGGCGAACAGATGATGAGACCGCTCGACCCAAAGGGCAGCGCGGAGAACGTAGTGCGATGTCGCTGCGTTCTAATCTATGACGTTGAAGGAGATTGAACATGAACAAGATCAACACCGCAGCGCGAGCAGTCGAGACGGAGAGCGAAGAAGGACTGTCATGGTTCCGAGCTTCGACATCTGATCTCGACCGACACGGCACCATCGTCGAGCCTCGCGGCATCGACACCGCAAACTTCGTATCGAACCCGGTCTTCATGTGGGGTCACGATGCGTATGGAGACGGCAACGGACCACCCGATCTGGAGAACGTTCTCGGTCGAGTGGTTGACTTCCGTCGCACCGACGAAGCCTTCGACATCGGCGTCGAGTGGGCTGGACATGATCGCGCCATCATGGCTCGCGATCTCGTCCGCTCCGGCTTCTTGTCTGCCGTCTCGGTTGGCTTCATCCCCGACCCGGAAGGCATGACGACACGATCAATCGACGGGTCTGATATTCCCGTCTACGAACGAACGGAGCTGGTCGAGGTTAGTCTCGTCCCAGTTCCGTCGAATCCGGCAGCGATTGCACTGATGCGATCTCTCAAGCTGCCGATCATCTCCGAGCATTCTCCGTCCGACAACGACGCAGATTCCGAATGCCTGCGAGACAACATCAGGGTCTTGCTCGATGCGGAACGTATCCGCTCGCTGCTGAAGCCCAACTCGTAGGAGGTTCCTCATGGAACTCGACAAAGCAGTAGAAGAAGTGAAGACGGACATCCGTACATTCACTGAAGAAACGATCACTCCGATCAAGGAGCGATTGGCATCGTTGGAAGAGCGCAGTAGTTCTCCCGGTGATGAAGTTGTTGCCGACTTGGAGAAGCGACTCATTGACGGAGAGCAGAAGCTCGAAGCGATGAACGAGCAGATCCGATTGGTTCAAGTCAATGGCGGTCTCGTTGCCGCAACCGAGAAGAGCAACAGTGATCCGTTCAAGGGCGCTTACTTCCGCGACGTAGATGCGATGCGGAACGAACTGCTTCACGGCGAATCGCGTTCTCTCACCGTGTCCGACATCAGCGCATCTGCTGGCTTGATGCCTGACGAAACGGCGAGTGCGTTTCTCGATTATGTAGTCGGGGATCAAGCAACGCTGTCTCGTATCGAGACGAAGGTCATGTCTTCGCCAACAGCGCGACTTGATCGCATCGGAGTTGCATCCAGAGGGATGCGGCTCATCACTGAGCTGACGGATGTTCCAGACACAGATGGTGTCTCGTTCACAGCTCACACTCTCAGCGTTGTCGAATCAGGTTGGGCCGAAAATCTTTCGCTCAGTTTCCTCGAAGACAACATCGCTGCGGGCAATGCGGAAGCAGCCATCGCGAGTGCGGTTGCGAAGACCGTGGGTGAGGACTTGAACGATCTCGCATGGAACGGGAACAGCTCGACTGCTGGATTCTTGATTCAGAACTCTGGATTCGAGACTCTGTTTGCAGCCGATGCTGATGTGAATGACACGGGAAGTCAGACCGGAGTGACCGATCCGATTGCCGTGTTGAGCGCACTGTACAAGGCAGTTCCTGCCGAGTATCGGATGCTTGCAGGTCAGTCGATGTTCGTGTCTCCCGCCTTTGCGACGGGATACATGGACAACCAGTCGGCAAGGGCAACCGCTCTTGGTGATGCAGTTCTGACCAACGGAAGCGCTGGTCTGAGCTACTTCGGTGTTCCAATCGTAGTGGAACGTCATCTGCCAGAGGCGAATGCTTACATGACGCCTGTCTCAAACCTCGTCTTCGGCGTGCATCGTGCGATGACGCAAGAGATGGAATGGCAGCCTCGATCCCGTCAGGTTCAACTGACGATCACCATTCGCTCGGACTACGAGTACAAGTGGGGCAATGTTGTTGGTCGAGCGCACACCATCGACGGTGCTGGCTTGGTTTCGTAACAGAATGACGAGGGAAACGATGACGCAGGATCAAGACAAACTATGTCAATGCGAGGATGCCGATGGTATCCGATCATGTTCCTGTTCTTCGTCTTCCGACTGCCGTTCGATCTGTGATTCACATCCTGATTGGACGGCAGTGTCGTCGTCATTGTCGAGCTTCGTTATCAACTCAGCCATGAAACTGAGAAGAGTGAGAATCAGATGAGCATCTTGAGAACAGACGAGTTCGCAGCGCATCTCGGAGTTGCGACAACTCCAACCAGAGCGCAGGCATCTCTCGATGTGGCCGAGGCGCTCGTCGCATCGTATCTGTCGATGGACTACAACCGACGCGGCAACGCGCTGCAAGAGCATACGATCAGCGAGCGGATCACACCCGTTCGAGACAAGACGATTCTTGAAGTCAGTGGTGGACCGATCACTGCGATTGAATCCATCGTCTACAACGTCACCGGCTTCCGACATACAGGTGACGAAGTAGAGGACAACATCGCAACCGAGACGCCAACATTCGACTCGGTGTTCAACCCGAACTTCTCAACATGGGCAGTCGGTGGCAAGACAGCAACCGGAGCCAACTTCGTATTTCAACGCGGACAAGAATATCGCGTGACGTATCGCACCGGATGGTGCGCGGGCAACACTGCCTATTCTTGGGAATGGTTCCGCAACAACGCAGCCGACACTTGGGACGAAGGCGCTGATCGGTTGTCTTGGGGTTTCGTTGACGGCACAGCAACAACAACCAACGCAGCAAGCGCGTATCTGTTCGGCCCTCAACCAGTAACGCAGACCGAAGGCATTCATTACGAGACAGGGGGCAGCGTCACCGACGAGCGTCTTCTGTCTCCCGCTGTTTCGTTTGACGGTGCAGACTTCCCGTTCATCGTGACGCGGCTCAATCTGATCGAAGCCTCGACGACGGGCTATCCCTGCTATCGCGTGGGCTGGCTCGACGGAGATGGTCGCACCGGGTTCTCAGGCAAGAAGACCGAACGTGGCGAGGAGAACTTCCTACCGGATCGAATGCGTGCTTCAGCATTGAACGCAGATCACACCGGGTACACCACACTCGTCGCCGACATGGGATTCAACCCGGCGTCTGATATGGACGATCAGCTTCAAGATCCTGCACGCAGTTGGATTGATAAGACGATCACGCAGATCAGCCTTCAACTCTGGAACCTCGGAGCAAGCGATCCGAGCGGTGCGCTTGTTCTTCTCGACTATGTTCGCATCTGCGACGGAACAGTTCAGATGCCGAGAGCGATCAAGACCGCTGTCCTCGAAACGGCCCGAGCTGTTCGAGACGGTTCAAGCTCCGGCATTCAGAGCGAGAGCATCGGCGATTACTCGATGACGCTTGGCGCAGGTGAAGCGGAGAAGACGATCCCACCGATTGCGAGAACACTTCTCGATTCATACAGGAGACCGAGCTGGTGAGCTTCGAGAATCTTCTCAACACGCAGGCAGACATCAAGCGACCCGTCTCTGACTATGATGACATGGGCAGCGTTGTCTATACGCTCTCCACATACTCGACGAACCATTCGATCCGCATCTCGCAGGCTGTACCGACCAACGTCAGCAACGGACCCATCGAGTGGTCTCAGGCGACTGCAATGATCTACGCATCACCGGGCACAGACTTCCAACGTGACGACGAGGTGCATCACGGCACTACGGTATACGAGGTTCTTGGTGTCAAGACTCCGAGCGTTTCAGATCATCACACCACTCTCGTCTGCAAGGTGAAGAATCGTGGGCAGTAAAGACACAACGGTAGAGATGGAGTGGTACGGCAAAGAGATCGGCGAGGCTGCGGCCAAGACGATGAAGACCAACGCCACCCGTGTTGGCATGTTCTTGTCTGGCGAAGTGGTCAAGCTGTTGTCGGTTGGGCAGCCTGCAAAGCGAGTCGGCAAGAAGAAACCTCGACTGATTGGACTCGACCCATCGAAGCCCGGCGAACCGCCCCGGCTTCTACATGGTCTGCTTCGCAACTCGATCGACCATCGAATTGATCGAGATCGCAAGCACATCGACATCTATATCGGAGCCAACACTCCCTACGCTCGTGCTCTTGAGCTGGGCAATCCGAAAGCTCGCGGCAATGTGATGAGCAGCAAGAACGTCACCAGTCTGTCTTCGGCAGTGAGCAAGCACGGCGTCGGAATGCCTCGACCGTATCTTCGACCAGTGATGAAGAAGCACCGCGAGAAGGCAATCAGAATGCTGGTCCGCAACATCTTCAAGGGAACCAACGTGGGGACGAGCAAGTGATCGACCTGACCCGCGCAGTCGTTTCGCATCTTCGAGCTGATACGGTACTCGCTGCCAAGCTCGGCAAGTTCAGAGGACACCCGTCGATCTTCGGCACGAGTCCGATTCCAGAGCAGGCGAAGCCTCCGTTCATCGTGACGCACTCGATCACAGACACAACGATACAAACCAAGAACAGACTGGTTCGAGAGATCGACCAAGACATCGGCATCTATGACGACGAAGACGGCAGCTCCGTCAATGTGGAGATCATCGCCGAGTACATCAGAGAGAAGTTACGAGCGCAGTTCAACGTGCCAGATTGGTCGATGTCGGCGCTCGACATAAGTGGTCCCGTGTTGAATGACTCGGACGAATACTATGGAAGAGTTCTCACGGCGAGGATCGTCCTCGACCGTTAGTTGCAACAACGCAGAAGGGAGGCCATCCAATGGCTGTAGTAAACGGCAATACAATACTCGTCACCGTGGGCGGGAACGTGATCGGTACACAACGCGGCGCTTCGTTTGACAGTTCAGCAGACATGCTGGACATCTCGGACAAGACCAGCAATGACGCGAAGTTTCTCGCGGGCAAGACTACGGACACAGTGTCCTGCTCTTCGCTTTATGATGTCGCCGATACGGCACAGGCGGCGCTTCGCACCGCATACAATGACGGGTCAACGGTTTCTCTTGTCTGGCACGAAGCCTCGACGGACGGAACCAGTGCAACGGGTGCAACGCTGCTCACTGCGAGCGCGTTCGTAAGTTCGCTTTCGGTAAGTGCTCCCGAGCATGGACCGGCAGAGACTGAGGTGAGCTTCCAAGTCACAGGCGGTTGGGCGTAGCCAGTGAATCTTACTGCTGACCAACTGCGTGGACGAGTGCGCGTTCTGATCGACGGCGAGGAGAAGTTTCTTCGCTTCGATCAGACCGCGTTGGCTCATCTGATAGAAGCCCTGCAACTGGAGACGCTTTCGGGACTTCCTCAAGCGGTGTCGATGCTCGACGCCGAGGTGTTGCGGAAGTTGATCTGGTCGGGTCGATTGTGGGAGGAGCCTGACCTCAAGATCGAAGACGTTGCTGGTTGGTTCTTCCCGTTGCTTCCAACATACGAAGCAGCCATCGAGGCGATCAATCTGTCTTTGTGGGGTACGCCAACGCCGAACCTTGAGAGCGGTGGCAGCGATGACGACGCGGACCCTCCGAAGAAGGAGACGGATGGAACTTCATCCGAGCCAGAGACTTCGGGTTTGTCCACTTAGGTTTATCGGTAGATGAGTTCTGGGCGTTGACGCCTGCTGAGTTCAACGGGTTCTCTGCAATACTCGCGAAGAAGAGAGAAGCGGAGGTCGAGTTAATGAAAGCATCAGCATACTGGGCCGAGTCGCTTGCTCGAACGAAGCGTCTGCCGGACTTCGACAAGTGGTTGAACCCGCCGAAGCCAGCTCGGGTTCTGAAGGGCAAGGAAGCAGAGAAGAGACTTCAAGAACACAACGACGACGTTTCGATGATCGA